AAACCAAAAAACGGGAACAATGAGTAAGAAAGAATCGACCCCCGAAAGGAGACAATTACACCAACTCCCCGACGAGCGGTACGCCGTTCGCGCGGAAAAAGATAACGACGGTAACCGATATTTTGTCGGGTACGCCGCGGTATTTAATGTTCGATCGAAACTTATATGGGACTGGGACCGCGTCTTTTATGAGATCATTAAACCCGAGGCGTTCGATACGGTCCTTGCAAGGGAGGGACTCGACGTTCCCCTGGTAATGAACCACGTTCCGCATGTATCGATTGCGAGAACGATATCGGGGAACCTTACCCTCGAGACCGACGAGACGGGATTAAAGATCCGCGCCCTGGTTCCCGATACAACCCTCGGGAACGATACGTACGAAATGATCGAGAGAGGAGATTATACCGATATGTCGTTCCGTTTCCGAATGGAGGAGAGCGGGTCGAAATGGTATAAGGATAACGAGGGTAATTTAATACATGAAGTACGCGACGTCCTGGATCTCCTGGACGTTTCAATACTCGCGTTTCATGGTGCTTATGGAGAAACGGTAATCGATACCGAGGTAGCTAATCGGATGTACGACGAATTGATACGGGAGGATAGCGGCTCCGACGACGAGGACGCGGGGGATAACCCCGACAACCCCGACGACGGAAAACCGGAACCGACCCCCGAGGAGATCACGGAAGCCGAAGCCGCAACCGCCGCGGACCTGGACGAGGCCGAAATGGACCTCGAATTGAAACAGGCCGAATACGGTATCGAACCGACAGATACACAAACAAAAACAGAAGAAAATGAAAAAACTGAATGATCTATTGATCGACCGCTCGACAAAGATCGGGCGAATGTCCGAGATTCTGGAGACCGCAAGGTCCGAAAAACGGGAGAGAACAGAGGACGAAAAATCCGAATGGCAACGCCTGGACGGTGAAGTAAAAGAACACTCCGACGAGATTAAAACTCTCGAAAGGCAAGCGGAGTTAGATCGCGAGGAGGCCGCGCGCAAACCTCTCGAGAAACCCGAGGCGGACGTTCTGAGGAATTACGATTTCTCAAAGGCTATTATGGCTCTGGGTAACCGTCAAGGTATCGAGGGACTGGAGGCAGAAATGCACCAGGAAGCGAGGAGAGAGGTCGGTCCCGCCGTTAACCTCTCGGGTAACCTTTACGTCCCGAAATTCATTTGCGACCGTATGTATATGACCGCCGCGCAACGTGCGAACGAGGAGACCAAAACGACAGGACTCGCCGCGGGACATATCCCCCTTGCCGTCGGAGATCCCTCGTTTGTAGTTCCGAAACCTCTATACCGCGAAATGGGAGCGACTGTTTACGAGAACCTCGGAACGGGTAAACTGGATCTTCCTTTCTCTCAGGGTCACACAGCGGACCAGGTAGCGGAAGCGGGAACCGCGGTACAGTCCGTACCGACTGACACGAAAGGAACCCTCTCCGCGAGTCGTTTCCAGGGGTGGCAGAATTATACAATGGAGTACCTTGCCGAGTCCGCCGTAATGAACCAGGTATTCGCGGACAAACTTATGGCAATCGACCGAGGTATCGGTAAAGCCCTTGCACTGGACGCCGTCGCCGTTAATGTTATGACGGGGTACGCGACCACGGATACGAAAGCGGCCCTTACTTATGCGATCGTACTTTCTATGATCTCCGAGATTGAAAGCGACAGTTTCGTATCCGAGGGGTTCGTAATGAGTAAAGGCGTATTTTATAAGCTGGCACAAACCGTTGTCGGGACCGATCAAGCAATGGTCCTTAATTTCCTCGAAGGAAACAACCGAGGTAAGATCTCGGGAATTAACTCCGCGGGAACCGCTTTCCTCCCCGTACATGATACCGACAAGTACGATATTATTTACGGAGACTGGAAAGAGGGATACGTCGGACTTTGGGGAGGCGCGCAAATCCTCGTCGACCCGTTCAGTAATTCCGACGACGGTTATACCAAACTTACGTTTTATCGTATGGGAGCGGTCGACAGTAACCCGTACGCGTTCGCAAGTATCCGAAACGTAGACATAGCGTAACCCTCTTAACTAAAAGAAAGGAGTTCTTTTTTATAGTTGGTTTTAGTTAGTAAATAAGGAAAGGGGGATTATCCCTCGCGCATGGGGACCCCCTTTCTTTTAAAACAAAAAGCATGAACGCAAAAAAATCGTTAATTATCTGGATTGTATATATCGTCGTATTTGTCGGTATATTCCTCGCCTTTATCAAAGGAACAAACCAGGAGGGTTTACTTAAACTCGCCTGGATGGGAGGAGCAATCGTCGCCGCAATCCTGGCTATTTTCATAGCCGTACGACTGAACAGGGCGAAACGTTAAGAACCTTTTAAGTTTAAAGAGATGATCGCGAAAACGAAATCGATTTACCATTTAGCACTCGAGGAGGCTAAAGAACATTGCCGCCTCCGCGACGAGTTCGTTAATGACGACGAACAAATTAAGCGGATTATAAAAGCCGCGGTCGAGTTTGTCGAGGGGGATATCGAAAAGGATATCGCTTATACGGCGAACGTGCTTACTCGTAACGAATGGAGCGGATCAGAAATCCGCGTTAACGAGGGGAATATGGTATCGATCTCCTCCATTACGACGACCGAGGACGGCGAATCTCCCGTTACTCTCTCGGATTATACGACGTATGTATATCGCGATTACTTTAAAGTCGACCTCGATAGCTCGGTCGATACGGATCTCTTAACGGTAAACTTTATAACAGGGTACGCCGCGGATGCGATTCCCTGGGATCTCCGCCAAGCCTGTTTAATCAAAGTCTCGGACTTTTACGACGTCGATCGTTCCTCGTCTCGGTTCGTATCGATCAAAGATACCCAGGCGTACGATCGAATCGTCGCCAAATACAAGGCGTATTATTTTGATTATCAAAGGGAGGCGTAAATGTTAGCGGCGGAGTTAAATAGGTGGATTACGATCGAGAAAGCGACCAGGGCAAAGGACGCCACAATCGGACACCCGAAGGATACGTACGCAACTCTGTATAGTACATGGGCGGGGGTATCATACGGAGCGGGTTCGTTCAATAAGGATAACGCAGGGAGTAACGTACGGGTCGACGCCGCGTTTACAATTCGGTACGACGAGGACGTTAATTACAAATGTCGGATCCTTTACGAGGAGCAATATTATGAGTTCGATCATATCGAGATAATCGGACGTAACGAGGGAATGAGAATTAAGACAATCTTATTTACTGAGGAGGCTTAATTATGTCAAAGGGAATAGGACCATTAGGAACAGGATCCTTACCGACTGAGGATATTGTCGGAGCGGACGAGATAATCGCGGCCCTGGATAACCTGGCTCCGAAACTCTCCCGTAAAATCCTGTTCGATGCACATAAAAGCGTCCTGGCTAAAACGGTCCGCCCCGATCTTAAATCGGTCCTTAACTCCTTTTCCCGCGCCTCCAGGACCTCGGTATCGATTCGCAAGGCGAAGGGAACCGACTCGGGCGCGTATATCGGTATAACAACGAAAGCGTTTTGGCTCCGTTTCGTGAACTATGGTACAAAGGATCGTAAGACCAAGCAAGCGAAGATCGAACGAATTAAGTCAAAACGATACCATACCGTCGGGCGGTTCGGTCGCCGTGAGGCCGCAAACCGCGGACGGGTCCAGGGGGACAAGTCGATCTCCTCCGCCCTGGATAGCAGGGTAAACGCGGTACTTAAGGAGGTCCAGGAGAACTATTCGGATCTCATTTACGAGGCTCTTAATAAAGAGATGCAAAGGGTTAAAAAGAAATTCGCAAAGTTATGAGTTTTGCAACCGTAATAAATACGCTTTTACAATCGGACGCGACTTTGAACGCGGCCCTCCTGGACGCGGATAGCGGGGAGACCAATATATACGCGTACCATTTACCCGACAACCTGGACGTAAGTAAAACCGCGATTGTCTTTACTTACAAAAAGGACGAGGGGGTCGACGTCCTGGAGGAAAAAAACGTTCTTGAAAAATATACCCTTTACCTGGTTATCGTTGCGGGAGATCCCGCAGATACCGAATCGACCGCGGCCCTGGTACATTCGTTTGTCGATACGTACTCGGATTCGAACCTCCTCGATATAACATACGAGGACGAGGTTAACGGACAGAACGACGAAAGGGACAGGTACTTTAAAAGTTTGGAATTTGTAATCTGGTATCAATCTTAAAATAAACTACAATGGCAACAGACGTAATTCTCGGTAAAGCAATGACGTTAACGTACGATTCGAAAGTGATCGCACGTTGTACCGATTTCACCCTGGAAGTAAACAAAGAACCGATCGATATTACGACCCTCCAGTCGAGCGGGTGGAAGGAAAAGAAAGTCGACCTTAAGGAATGGTCGGTCTCCTTTAACGGACTCGTTACCCGCGGCGCGGACGGAACTTACTCGGTATACGACGAGTTACTCGCGGATATCCTGGGAACCGATACCGCGATTACGATATCGATCGACGATACCGACGGATCGGGTACGATCGCGGTCGGAGGAGACGTATTCTTAACCTCCCTCTCGACGGGCGTAACCGTCGGAGATAAGGTTACCTATTCGGGAACCCTGGAGGGAACGGGCGCGCTCGCGTAATCGAATCTCAGGCGTATGATCGGATTCGCAACCGATACCCCCTTTCCTTTGGATCCAGGAGAGGGGGTTACATATATAACCAAATGTCAACAACATGATAAAGCACGTAACGTACAACGGAGTCGAGGTCCCGTACTCGATAGGGTATTACGCCCTTAAACGCTTCAAAGGCGAAACGGGAAAAGATTTCGAAAAGACCCCCGACGACGATCTCGAGGCCCTCGAGATTATTGCCTGGTACGCAATCGAGGCGGGTTGTAAAATGGAAAAGATCGAGAACCCAGTCGATCGGAACGATATCGAGATGTTCTTAAACGAATGTATGAACGAGTTTAACGAATCGATACCCGATTTTTTCCAGACCCCCCCGAAGAAGAAAGCGACCAGGACACCCGCGAAACGCCCGACGGGGGCGGGCAAAAACACAACCCCAAAAAGTCCCAGGAAAAACAAATCGTAACCGCGACGATCGAGGAGATCGAAGGGGAGGCCGTTGCGCTCCTCGGGTACACTCCCGAACGGTTCGACTTTACGACTCCGCGATATCTCTTTTACGCGTTCAAAGGAATAGCAAAGGAGAGGGATCGAGTATTCCGTTCCCGTTGCGAACTTACGCGGATGCAAACCCTTATCCTCGTCAATAACGGACGGTCTGAAAAAGATATGATAAAGGACCCGCGGCGTATTTGGCCCTTTGAATGGGAGGACGAGATCGAGGAGGACGAGGTATATATCCCGACGGCGGACGAATGGGAGGAACTCGATAGCAAGTACGCGAATAAGAAAAAGTAATCGTTTACCGATTGTCTTTATAATTAAAATACGAACGTATGGCCTCCTCCATTTTAACCGACCTAGCGATACGCTTACACGCCAAAACCGCGGAACTGAACAAAGGACTCTCCCGCGCGAAAGGGCAAATCCGAGACTTTAAAAGCAATGCCAAAAAAGGAACGACCGAGATCCGAAAGGGATTCGCGGAAATGGGTAACGGCGCGCGGCAATCCCTCGGGTTAATGACGTCTCAATTCGGAATGATGGGAACAGTCCTTACCCGAGCAATCGGAGGGGTAAAGGGGTTAACGCTCGGTATGAAAGGACTCAAAGCGGTACTTATATCGACGGGGATCGGAGCTATATTTGTCGCGATCGGAACGGCGGTCGCGGCCCTTATGACTTACTTTAAAGGGACGATCGACGGCGCGCGAAAGTTCGCCGCGATATCGGGAACCCTTAAGGGAATAATGACTGCTTTAAAAGAGATCCTTATTAACGTCGGTCGGTTCTTGGTTAAGATGTTCGAAGATCCGAAACAAGCAATCGCGGATCTATGGGAGGCAATTAAACAGAACCTCGTAAACCGTTTCCAGGGGTTGTTAACGTTCTTTAAATCGGGATGGTCAGCAATCGCGAACGGAGCGAAGGGGGTCGGAGCCGCGGTCGCGGGGATCTTCAATAAGGAGAAAAAAGACCAGGCACATGAATACTTTTTGCAGATGCAAAAAGATATGGTCGATACGGGTAAAGCCGCGGTCCAAATGGCGACGGGGTTCGACGTCGAAAAAGGTATCGGGAAAGCTCGCGAGGAAATGGATAAGATAAAGGAAACCGCGGGTAAAGCCGCGGCCCTCGAACAACGTAAACATGATCTTTACGCGGCGAATACAAAGTTTCTGGTACGCGAGGCGGAGTTAGTCGAGGAGATCGCGCGCCTTACCGACATATCCTCCGATAAGGAACTGGAGATCTCGGAGAGTTTGAAAGGAACACTCGACGCGATCGCGGTAACCAAAGATCTTTACGCGGGACGCATTGCACTCGCGGAGGAGGCGTTACGGATCCAGGAGGCGGAAATGGCTCTCGGGTCGAATAGTCTCGAGGACGAGCGCAAAAAGGCCGAACTCCAGGTTACGTTAAACGCTCTCCGTAAAGAGGAGTACGATAAGATCCGCGAACTCAAAAACCGTAAAGAGGAAATAGACGCGAGAGCGAACGCCATCGAAGTAAAAGCGGAAGCCGAAAAGCAAGCCAAGTTAAAAGCCGAAAGGGACAAAGCCGCCGCCGCGGAGAAAGCGCGCCTCGACTCGATCGAGGCGTATCGCGTCCAGGTCCTCGGTCAATCCCTGGAGGGGCAATTAGCATTACTTACCGAACAGTACGACGCGCGAAGGATAGCGGATAAAGAATACTGGAGCGAATACGAACGACTCCGCGACGAGATAATCGAGAGAGACAAAGCCGCGGCGGAGGAGGAGAGGCAACGGGCCGCGGATCTATGGGACGCCAAACTCGAAAAGGCGACTCAATATATCGACTCGGTCGGATATGGTATCGATATCCTGGGACAGATGTTCGAAGCTCAGAAGCAAAAAGAACTTAAGGCCGCGGGGGACAATGCCAAAAAGAAAGAGGAGATCGAAAAGAAGTACGCGAAAAAGCAAAAGAAAATCGCGATCGCGCAAGCGATAATCGGAGCGGCCCTCGCCGTTGTTAACGCCCTGCAAACTCAACCCTTCCCTTTGGGACTAGTCATGGCGGGACTGGCAATCGCGATGGGAGGAGCGCAGATCGCGACCATTGCCTCGACGCCCCTCGCAAAAGGAGGTATCGCATACGGCCCGACTAACGCCCTGGTCGGGGAGTACGCGGGAGCGGCAAATAACCCCGAGGTAATCGCGCCTCTCGATAAGTTACCTGGTCTCCTGGCTAAAGCGGGAGGAGGCGGAGGAGGGATCCTTGCGGGTAAAGTGAAATTTGAACTCGAGGACGGCGTTCTGGTCGGGTGGCTCGAGCAACAACGTAATTACGCGGAGAGTTATTAATTATGGCTTACGGAAACCATTATCGGATCGGATACTCGTCGAAGGAAACGACGGGTTATATATACGTTTGGGAGGAGGGGTATTCGGGATCGATCGAGGACCTTACCCTGGTAGCAAATTCCTTTAAAGTCGACTATAAACCGAACGGATGGGAGAACCCTATAATCGGTCTCGCGGCGTCCTTTGGGATACTGAACGACGAGACGGATTATTTTACTTTGCTCCCGTTGTTGACAGCGACGGAGAAACAATACTGGGTTCGGGTAACCCGCGTTTCTCCGTCGTCTTTGACATTATTCGAGGGGTATATCGCTTGTAACAACAACGAACAAAAGTACCTTAAGAATCGTACTATACGCCTGGTCGCGACCTCGTACCTTTCGAAACTCCAGTACGTAACTCCTCCCGCGATCGAGACTTTACAAACGATCTCCTTTATCGATTACCTGGACGATTGCTTACGACAGACAGGGACCGAACAAAATATCCGAATTAACTCCTCCCTGTATCCGACAGGGGATACGATCGGGAGTACCTCGAGTATGTTCAATAAGGCGGGTGTATGGTCCGAGGTATTCCATAAGAACAATATCGATCGCGATAACGCCCTGGATGTAATTACGAAAATTCTTAAGACGTTCGATTGTTATATATACTGGTATAACGAGAACTGGTATATCGAGCGGTACGACGATATCTATAACGCGACAACGCAATCGTATGTCGAGTATACAACGGGATCCAGTTACGGACCCTCGGATACGGGATCCGCGCACTCGACCAGTTATACCCCTATCGATTTTCAGGATCTATCCCCTATGGGACAATCTCAGACGATCGGGGTTATCCAGGGAATGAAAGAGATCGAGATACGTATCCCCGCGGAGAGATATACGAACCTGGTTCCCGCAACCTTGCGCGACGCCTTACCAATTACAACGACAGCTAACCCCGACTTTCGAACCTGGGAGTATTGGAACGTAGTTGCAACGAAATGGATATCCACAACGAAGGGTAATCCGTTCTCGAATATTAACTCCGCTATACAGCGTTCAGGGTGGTATACGTACGGCGGAGGGATAACCGCTCACCACATCGGACTATATACAAAGGCTCGGGTAACGGTCGCGGCGTCCGAAACGGTCCTCGATGTTAAGTTTAAATTTGGAACCGCAAAGGGAACGTTTGGAACGTTTACCTCCTGGGAGGATTACGAGTTTAATTTTTATTACTTTATCCGTCGAGCGGGGACGACTCATTACCTGGAGTATAATAGAGGAGCGGATACCTGGGCCGTCGATACGTCGGGGGACGAGATAACAAGTTATGTTCGTGTTGTTGTAAACGGAGAGAACTTCGATAACGCCGCGGTAACGGTCGACGTATCGTTCTCGGTTCCCCTCTCGGATGTTTCCGGACTGGCAACGGGGGACCATGATCTCGTTATCGGAATAGGAACGGAAAGGATCGACGATACCGCCTCGGGAGGTTCGTACAACGATCCCGCAACCTCCGCGATATATGGAGATTTTCAGGTAAAGACAACAGGAACGGCCCCCGACAATAATTACAAAGGAGTTATCAGTACCGATATGTTAAACAAACTATCGATCGAGATTCCTTTCTCGGACTTTGATTCCCTGAACTTTAAAAACTGCCTGGTACGGGGAACCTCGTTCGCCTCCAGGACAACAACCTGGACAGACGACGGAACGAATATACATACCATTGCAGAGCAAAAGATACGATCGCGGTTCCGCCTGTATCGGATCCCCCGACAGAAGATAACCGCGAAGATATCGACCTCGGAGTTTTACCGCCCCTTACGAAACTTTACAGACTCCGAACAATCGGGAAAGCAGTTTATACTATTCGGGTTCACGCATTACCCCGAGCGGGATCAGATGTTAGTAATACTCATGGAGTACGATAATACAGAAACGGTAACTATAACATAAATGGCAACGAGCGTAACGGTAACGGCGGAATACAGGATCGACGATTATTTCGACGAGAGGCAATCGGGAGGAGATATATACATTTATACCTCGAGCGGGGGATCCTTTTTTGATCCGAGTTTGTATTACTCGATCGCGGATCTCGACGGGGGGCAACTCGACAACCGCTATTTTACCGAGACCGAATCCGACGCGCGGTTCGTTCGCCTGACAACAAACCAGACGATCGCGGGGCAAAAGACGTTCTCGAGCCTTGCAACGTTCTCCGCGGGGATCAATGTAACGGGAGCGGTAACCGCAACGGGGGAGGTCGAATCCTGGGATACCTCGGACGAGAGATTGAAAGCGGAGATCGAGGATCTCCAGAAACGAAAAACCCTTTCCGCGTTAATGCGACTCCGCCCCGTTCGATACTGGCACAAGCGAAAGCAGAAACGCGAGATCGGGTTAATAGCGCAACAGGTAATAAAGGATTTTCCCGAGGTTGTCAAAGAGGACGGAAAAGGGTTCCTTATGATTAATTACGGGAAACTGGTTCCCGCTCTCCTGGTCGCGATCCAGGCCCTTAAAGAGGAGGTCGATATCTTAAAAGATATGCTCACAAATGGCCCTGACCGCGAATAACATAACGACCCGCGGGGTAAATATAGAACTCGGATCCCCGTTCGGGGTGAACGATCTTACCGTTAAGGCCCTTTGCGAATATGCCTCGCAAAACCCCCTCTCCTTTTACGGGCCCTGGCCCCTCTCGGTAAATGCAAATAAGGATCCGATAATATCGTACGGAACCAATAACCACAAACTCGGGGACTTTCGTTCTTACAATCACGCCGCCGCAAGTACGGGAGCGAATAACTTTACTCAGAACTGGGGACCAGCGGGAACCAGTTTCGACCTTACGATCGCAACCCTCGCGGGAGAGTTAAACGTACTTAATTGCGATTCGAGCGCGCAATACATTACGTATAACGCGTACCTCTCGAGCGCGAACCGCGCCGCGGAAACCTCCCGACACGACCAGGATATTAACTCGATTCTGTTTAATACGATTACCGCCCTTACGGGACATATCCGAACACAAACGCAAAAGATTCACTCGGTACATATCGATACGTTTGTCGGTATGGCAACGGCGGGACTCAGCACCCCGAACGATATTATATACATGGATACCTTTTTCTCGAATATCTCAGGGACCCGCCTCGTTAACCTGGGATCCGTCTCGGGAGGATATACCGATATAACAACCCACGAACGACAGGATCCCGAGATATACGCAACGGGAAATATCTCCTCCCCCCCGAGCGGATATACGGCACTATTCCCAGTCCTCGCGGCGTCGAACGGTAATTGCCTCGATGATTCGCCCCTCGCTTTTTATAGCGGCGGGATAGGGGATCCAGATATCGATTTTTATTTTGGATTTCATGGGATATATGGAACAGAAACGCGCGCGGTTGAGGCGACGAGCGTAACGATACAAATCGAGTACGACGGGGAAACGAAAAACGTTGTACTCGGAACCGTTTCACATAACCAAAAAACCCAGGTCGACGAGACCTTACCAGGGTCTAAAGTATGGGCGTACGACGAGGACGCGGAGATAACCGTCGTTGCGGCGACCTTTGCCTCGACTCCGAATTACGTAACCTGTTAACAATGGCAGATCTAAAAAAGGAAATAGAGGACCGTTTAATACTGAGTAAAGACGTACTCCAGTTATTCAATTCGACCAGGTTATTAAACGACCGCGAGCGCAAACACGTATCGACCAGGTCGACGCGAATCCGCTCCAGGACCGAGTACGACGTTCACGAACATACGGTAACTCTGGTCCAGGATACACCGATCGAGAAACATATACACCCGAAAGCGATCCGCAAGGGAGTGTTAGCAATGCAGGGGGAGCGGTTGCGGAAAGTCATATACAACGGGACGACATATTCCCAAAGGGGTAATCTATACGTCGCGGAGATCTCCTTTATAATGATTCATAGTTTTGAGAAAACAGGGATCCGACTATTCTCTCGACGGTAAGCAAGTTAAGTACGAATTGTCTTTATTATAAAAAACTGAGCAATGGCAACCGATGTAAAATTATCAAGCGAGTTTACGATTATATACGGCGGAGAAGTAATCGCATATTGTACCGATTTCACTCTCGAAAAGAACAAAGAGATAATCGATATTACCAAACTCGGGGACACCTGGAAAAATAAAAAGGTCGACACGAAAGATTTTAACGTTTCCTTTAACGGAATGATTACCCGAGGGGATACCGTTACCGCGTCCCTTTGGAACGTCGCGACCGCTTATACGGTTGGGCAATACGTTGTTCTCGCGGGTAAAGCATGGGAGGCGCAAGGCAGTACAACGGGAGATAACCCAACAACGGACGACGGTACGAATTGGCTCGAGACCTCCGCCTGGTCCGCGGCAACGACATACGCGGCGGGAGATATGGTATACATAACCTCGGTTGAACAGGAGACCAGGATATATAAATCCCTCCAGGGATCCAATCTTAACCAGAATCCGTTAACGGAGACGGCGTACTGGGAACGCCTGACCACGAATTACGAGTCTCTGTTAAATGAACTCAAAAACAACGATACCGAGGTACTTTGTACGATTAAGCCAACGGCGGAGGGAGAAACCTATTATTATGGAAATGGAGTTTTAACCTCCCTTTCCGCGTCGATTACGCAAGGGGATAAGGCGACGTTCTCGGGGTCCTTTGAGGGGTCGGGCGAACTGAGTGCAATATGCGACGAATACGGGTCTGAACTTTACGATCATTCCAACGCGATAGCGGATCCGAACGGAAGCGAAGCAAATGCGACAACGGGTTGGACCGACGTAGGATTAAACGGAACAGGAGCAAACGTTTTTGAATCCCAAAGCTCAGTAGTAAACGAGGGAACATACGCTTTTCACTTTAACTCAAACGATACCCCTACCTCGGGAGCAAGATTATACATCGATTTAGAGGCCCTGGGAATATCGGTCGACGATGAGGTAAAAATCGAAATCGATGTTAGACACATTGGAACGGGGGGAACCTGGACTGTTACCCGCGCGCAACAAACAAACCTAACATCAGGGGAAACATCGATACAAGATATTAGCGTCGGAGAAACTACGTTCCAAACCATTGAGGTAGAATATACCCAAACTGCAAATACTCGATATTTCGGATTCAGGGAGGCGAGCGGAACAAACAACGGAGGTTTGTATGTCGATAACCTCTCTATTAAAGTGAAAGTTTAATCGTACAATATGGATACATATATTCAGGGCGAAAGCATCGAACTAACGATCCCCGTTGTTGACGGGAGCGGCGACGCCGTCGATCTTAGCGGGATCGATACAATAGCCGTCGAGATATTTCATAGAATCTATAAATCAGTACTCAAATCGGGTACTTATGCAGGGGGGGAGGTCACAAGCGCGGATCTCTCGACGGGGCAATTAAAGATCCATATAGAGGACGGGTTAACCGCCGCGGCTCAAACAGGGATATATAATTACCTGGTAACCCTTACTCAAACAGATGCTGGCTTTGATGATGACACTAATACCAGTAAAGCTAAAGATGCTGCCTTTAAACTTGTAGAGAAATGAGACTTTTTATAAGTATATTATTGATTCTGTTTTTTGTCTCCGCCTCCTGTCAAACAGGCATCAAATCGGGAACGACGGCGGACTCGGGAACCATAACGACAGGAACGACGGCGGACTCGGGAACCATAACGACGGGAACGACGGCGGACTCGGGAACCATAACGACGGGAACGACGACAGAATCGGGAACCATTACAACGGGAACAACAACTCTCGGAGCGGTATTTACAGATATCGCGGTTGCTAATTACTATATGAAAGGGGGATATTTTCAGCGTATCGACGATCCAATGCTCGGAGACGGTTATTCGGATTCGGTTTATCAAAGACAGAACATAGATACAACCTTAATGATTTGCGAGTCTCACGATATTGATAAAATTACATGGGCCGTTGTTACGGAATACCATTTTATCAGCGGGGATACGATCGAACCGTATTCGGGTTTTATGCCTCACAGAGTAACACAATTAAACAGACTGGTAAACGCGGGACATCAAATCGCGAATCATTCTGTAAATCATTCGTCAAATTATTATATCTCTCATATTGACAGTTTATGGTCGGAGGACTCGATACTGGTCGCGGATGGATACGACATATCGGACGGGGTTGACACAATTATTATTAACGACTCGGATACGGCGTTATATACCTGGTACTGGAAGCACCAGCCCGACGACCATTACGCCCTCGGAGCCGCGCGAAGGATTATCGATAAGGACGACGATATCGATTCAATTTATATGTACGCGGCCCTCCCCCCGAGATCTGTATTTATCGCAACGTATCCAAATCGGTGGGGATTGAAACGTATTATCGACGTATGGAATTACCGCGCGGGACTTGTCGGTTTACCCGAAACGCATTTCTTTATAATGCCTGGTCAAGATTATTACCAGGTCGTCGGGATCGATACCCTGTTAAAAGAGGCGAGCGGGTACGTAGAAACGGCGGTCGGGGAGGATACGGTAATATTTCACGTTCAAGAGGCATGGAGTTCTAAACCGTACGTAGTTAACAACTATAACAACAACTGGCTCTCAATAGGACCAGGAGATCGGTATCAAATCGATTATAACGACGTTACGGAGATAGACGATACGACGTTTCATTTCTATTTAACAGGATACACAGGAGACGGGAATAATCACGACGCGGACCTGGTTCCAAACAAAGGAACTGACTGGATGTGGCAGGTCGAACCCGATACCTTACTCGCCTTACGAGATTCGTTCCCCGATATTCAGGGGTCCTTATACCCCGCGGGGCGTCAATATATGTCAAAAGGGTATTTTCCTAAATCGGAGGACCAGAAGTTCCCGCAACGGGACAACGACGTATTTATGGACGACGATCACGCGACCGCGAAACACTCAATCGCGCTCGTCCTGGACGCCGCGTTAAAGCATTATTTTATTGCATCGGATGAACACGGAGGATTTCAGGGGGGATACGCGCGGGTCGATAGTTTTTATAATTTCATTATGAACGAACCGTATATTACCACGTATTCGAACCATGATTTACTCGAGAATATGTACTCCGCCGTACCTGACTCCTCGCAAAATATTGTCCCTTCAATGGATTTTGATCTAAACGAGGACGACGTATCGGACGCCTGGGAACTGGTCGGGTCCCCGACCTGGTCCACGCTCCCGAGTTCAATCGAAAGCACGAATAAATATTTCGAATGTGACGAGAGTAATTACCTGGATAATACTAATATTTGGGCAGTCTCTCCAGGGGTGAATCGTCTTAGCCTCTGGTTACAAAACGTCGACTCCGACTCTGTAATGGTAGAATTAACGGAACATAGATACCGAGCGAATACCAGTAACCAAACTTACAAAGTATATATCGAGGAGAAATTCGAACCCGATAGTACATTTACGGAGTATTATTTCGATAGGACCGTCCCGTCGACGACTGATTATATTGATATCAAAATACAACCGTTCGGGGGAACCTGTAACGTTGCGAACGTTAAATTTAATCAATGAGACCTTACTTAATCATAATATACTTACTCATCTCGGTAATCGTCGGAGCCGTTTCGGACGGACTGAACGACGAGGGGGTAAAGATCCTGGGACACGCGCTCGGATCCGCGGAGATTGTCTTACTGATATCGGGCGCGTTCCTGTTTCGCCTGGAGCGGAGATCCTGGATCCCTTATCTCGTCGCGTATGTTTCCTTTCGGATCCTCGCGTTCGATTATACTTACAATATTACCCGAGGTCTCGATATATTGTATTTAGGATCCTCGAGTGTTTGGGACCTGTTTTTTTCGAAACAATATCCAGGCGGGATACTGTTCGGGAGGGTAATATTCGCGGCCCTCGGGGTCGGGTTAACCTTTAACGAATTGAGAAAGTAAACGAATGTTTCAAATATGCCTATTATCGGGGATAAACATATATGCCCTCACAAAGGGGAACTCGAGGGGGTTATAAAGGACCTCCGCGGTAACGGTAACCAGGGGGTTATTAAGGATGTAACGGAATTAAAGGTACAAATGGAGGATATTAAAGGAGATATCGAGAAACTCGCGACCAGTTATTCCGCCCTCGCGAAATCAGAAATCCAGAAAGACGCGCTCGAGCAAGCGAGAATCGAACTCGAGGAACGTAAGCTCGCGGAAAGGGAAAAAAGATCCTCGATATTTAAACGCCTGGGAACGATCTTTGCGATCCTGTTCGGGGCCGTCGCGACCTTTTATATCATTATCGACCATTTAGGTACATAAATATAAGTTTCATTTAAAACGTTCAACAATGGAATTACAAGACATTATTATTCAACTGATCGTTATTATCCTCCCATTGATCGGAGGCGTCGCGATCGTATTGCGAAAAGTTAACAAGATTACGAGCGCGGTTGTACCATACGTCGGTATGGTAAACGCGACCGCGGAGAACCTGGTTCCGATCCTCCGTTCCGTCGGATTGGAGAAACTTGCCGAAGCCGTCGAGGAGGGCGGGGACGTAACCGAGGCCGTCGAGACCCTGTTATCGACCCTGCAAACAGCGTCCGAGGACGGTAAGATCGATACCGCGGAGGCCCTTGCACTATTCAAAGCAGGGAAAGGGGTCTGGATCGAGGCGAAGGATTTCCGCGTTAAGATTATTCCGGCAAAGCCGCAATAAGGCGAACGCTTTTACTCGGGGGGGATGTTCGCGCAAGCGACTCCCCCTTTTTAAGCTCATATAAGACGTTTAACTAATATTCGATATAATGGCACAAAAGAAAGCAACCAGTAAACCAGGGACCCCGAAAGCGACTCCAAACAAAGCGAGAGCGCAAGCGGTCCAGGAGGCAAAGGACCAGGGGTTCGTCGGAGGGATTGTTATCCATTGCTCCGCGTCTAATCGTTTAAAACATGATAACGCCGCAACGATCGACGCCTGGCACAAGCGGCGCGGATGGAAAGGGATCGGTTACCACTGGTTTATCCGTAGCGACGGCAAACTCGAGACGGGTCGCCCGATCGACTCGGATCCGTACCTGGATAAGGACGAGCAAGGCGCGCACGTTCTCGGACATAACCGAACGTATTTCGGGGTTTGTTTGCATGGGATCGACAAGCGGGATTTTACCCCCGCTCAGTTTAAGACCCTCAAAGATTTGATCGAATCCCAGGTCCTCACGAAAAACAAAGACGCGGAGATCCTCGGACATAACTATTTCACTGATAAAAAGACTTGTCCGAATTTCGACTGGAGAGCCTGGGTTAAACTCCATTTCCCGAAAAACTTCCCCGTTGAAAAAGGTTAACATAATCTGGAGGGTCCTTTTTATCCTTATGGTCGGGTATTCGCTCGGAACGTTTGTTACGATCAAATACCTGGTTCCCCCGACGACCGAGATCAAGGTCGGTAAGATCAAGTTAAAGGGGGATAACAGTACCGTTGCGCCATCCATTGTGATTACTCCCGACGAGGACTCCCCGTCCCCGCGGGAGGTTCGCAAGGCGGAACGAAAGGAGAAAAAGGATATACGCGCTCGCGACCGAGCAATAAAAAAAGAAGCTCGCAAACGCAACCGCGACGGGCCTTAACGCGTATATGTTAATATCTCTATTGACGGATATAATAATTTGCTATATATTTGGATTGTGGGTTCGGGATACACCTTACAACAAAATCCCCAAAAAGGGACCCCGCGACGGGTGCGAAGGGGGACGTTAAATTCCCCCTCCCTTTTACTTAAAATTTAACGTATGACAAAACGCCGCGATAACCTTAATTACTCGTATAACATATACCAGGAGATCCAGGGGATCCCCAAAACCTCCGACCTGGGAGAGCGGGTAAACATATTCCTAACTGAACTTAATAAGATCTCGCGAATCGTTGACATAACCTTACGGTTTACCCCCTCGAGGAACTTTGTTTACTTTAACGCTAATCAACTCCAGGCCCTTTTAAGTCATATCCGATACAAATCCGTAATCCAGGATCTCCAGGATAAAGGGGTAATAAGACGAGCTCCTGTTAAATCGAAGTTCCAAACGTTGTTGTATTGTTTCGATCCCCTGTTTATGGATCCGATCGAGACGGGCGTTAAGATCCGAAACCTCAAAGTACGAAACGGCGTTCGGCGTTACCTCGGGATCCAACAAGACACGGTCGATAAAAACGTCCTCTCCTGGACGCGATCGTCCCTCCTGGAAACTAAGATCCTGGTAACCGAGGAGATCTTTTTCTCGGACCTGGAGGATAAGTACCGTATTTACCGCCGTTCTAAAACGCTCCAGGGATTGAAGTATAAGAACTTCGATAACTACCTGGAGGATCTCGCGAGGAACTATTTCTCTGTTCGGCACTATCAGCAACTCGATAAACAGGAGCGGTCCAGGTACATTAAACAGGATACGTTCTCGGGTCGGATCTATACGATCGCGACGGGCGTTCCGAAATGGGTCCGATCGTATGTTCGGATCCAGGGCGAACCTCTCGCGGAAATAGATATGAGGGCGACACACCCGTACCTTTTATTTCACATCCTGAAAAATACCGACTATATACGTTTCCTTTGGGAGACAACCCTCTCAGGAAAGGATATTTACGAGGCGTACGGGGAAAGGATAGGGATAACCGACAGAGCCGCGGTCAAATACCGCTTTTTACGGTCGATCTATGGTCGGATGAATAGTAAGTACTACAAAGAGTTCAAACAACAGTTTCCCGAGGCGGGTAAAGTAATCGATAATATCAAAACGCGGAACGTACCAGGCAACCCGAGCAAAAAGGGATCATATACGAACCTCGCTTATAAAATAATGAATAAGGAGGTTAAGTTATTTCGTAAGGTATGGGAGGGAATGTACCTCGCGGAGATCCCTTTCCTCCCGATCCACGACGGGATACTCGTACCCGCCTCGAGGTTATCCGAGTCTCGGGTCCTTATGGAACAGATAATAAAGCGATCGATACCAATAGTACAAACGAGTTTTAGATTCTTGTAGATATGAAACTGGATTTTCAAGTCTCGGGGGAGGTAATACAGACGTTTGCGGAGCAATGATCGACGAGAATTACATATTGAAACAGGCCGTAAAAGCCGCGTTTCGATTACCTGAGTACCTTTTCCACGGAATGAACGAGGGCGTACGACTCCCGTTTATTCCGTATCCCCTTGCAACGAACATAGAAATATATTTTTTGATCTATAAACCCGAGGAGGGCGAATTGATTTCGATCGAATGTCCCGACGGATCCTTTATCCTCCTCGACTAAAATTTAACACATGGAAAAACAACAGAAAATCGAAAAGAAGCTCCGCGAGGCGGAGCGGATTGTTACCGAACTACTAATCGATTACCCGATAACCAGGGACGACGACCGTCTCCTGGTTTGGTTATTCTGGAGAAAGCAATTCGAGAGGATCGATCGTTATACGCTCGAGATGTTTCGGAGCGCGTTCCTGGGAGGGATGTTATCTCCTCCCGAGACCATTACCCGAGCGCGGAGAAAGGTCCAGGAGAAACACGAAAATTTAAGGGGGTTAACCTATGGATCCCGCGCGGATCTCCAGGATATTTACTCTCATTATTACGCCTCCTCGGAGGCCGTACAACAGGATCTTTTCTCGGGCCGTTTTAAGGATATGGCAATCGCGGGATCGATGTACGACCAAATCGTCGGAAAGGGGGTCGAACATGGATCTTAAAAGACTTGCGGAGGCGAACGTCCTCCAGGAGAAAATCAAGGAACTTACTCGGGTCCTGGACGCGGTTCAGGGACAGACAACAAAGTTCGATATATGGGTTAACTCGGAAAGCGGAGACGAGTTCTCGATTAACCATTTAATCCCGATGGATCTCAAAACTCAGATAATCCAGGCCGCGAAAAGCGAACTCGAACTCGAGTTAAAGAGAGCGGAAAAGAAATTCGCGGACTTATGAAAGCGTTAAAGATAATACGCGATAACGCGCGGAAACGTCGGGAGGTCAAAAACGACCTTACAACGGCGGAATATCGGTTGCAAAGCGTATCGATCGTATACAAGGCCCTCGAGGATCCCGATACATACGATCTATTTATCGCAACGAATGAACCAGGGCAAGGGTCGTTCGTATGCAACCTTAAACCCTCTATTGCGAAACAGATCCGTAAAGTAATTCTCGAGGATCTCGATAAGACAATTAACGCGGAACTTGCGTTTATTCACGATTTAAGATCTCAGTTATGAAACATCTAAGTATAAATATCGGAGTAATACCAGGGACAACGAACCATATTTACGCCGCGGGGATCCGCAAGGTCCCCGACTGGAAAGCAACAGGAGGAGAGTACGTCCCCGAAACAGTCAAAGGGATTCTCCAGGTATGTTTTAACTGTAAAGAACCGATCGTCCCGTTGAGGGGAGCGTATTTCGTCGGAGAGACGGTTACTTGCGATCGTTGCGGAGAGGCGTTTACTGTTTCCGGGCGGTTCGGGTTTATGGAACTCCGCTTAACGGCGGATATCTCGAGGGCGTACCAGGTTCTCCGATTCCTGGAACGCCTGGTACGTTATCGGAGCGGGTTTAACGGATCTCAGATCCTCTATTTCGATAAAGAGGTTACCGCGGAGCGTTATTCGGAAATACTCTTAAATTGTGGATCCTCCGTATCCTGGTACGGGGATAGCATTGTTTGTGGTCGGGTCCCTGAAATGGACCTTATAATCGAGGGCGACGAGATGTTCGCCGTATCAAAGTAAATTTAACGACAATGGGATTTAAAAAACCTTAAATAGTCAACAATGGGAAACGAGTCGACAACGACTTATTATCGCGCCTGGGAAACCTTATTAACGAGTTTCAGGGCCGCGGATACAAGCTTATGGATATAGAAAAACTTAAATACGAGGCACAAGACAAGGCTTTACATATAGCCGTGTTAGCTGGCTGGTGCGGATAATTTAGTACAAACTAAAATAAATAAACGAATGATAGTAAAAGAAAAAAAGGGAGGGCAATTTTTTGAATTAATAAAAGGGGATTGCCTTATTGAAAACGAACATATAGAAGATGGAAGTGTTGACCTTATTTTAACTGATTTGCCTTATGGTAATATGAAAACCATTAAAAATCCACAAAGACCTAAAAGTTGGGGAAAAGAAGGTTATTTAGGTTGGGACAATGTTATTGATACAAATGAGATTTATAAGATAGCAAATAGAATACTACGTAAAAATGGTAAGATGATTTTATTTGCGCAACAACCTTTTACAACTGAACTAATAAATAAAGCAATACTCAATATACCATTTAGTTATTCTATGATTTGGGAGAAAAATGACTTTGCAAATTGCTTGCTTGCTAAAAAAGCACCTGTAAGTTATTTTGAAGATATTTTGATTTATAGTAAAGACCAATGTTACACTTCTAAGCATCCTTTAAGAGAAATAATGCTAACTTACGTTGAGCAATATGGAAAAGATTATTTGATTAACTTATTTTTAAAAGAAGGGAGATATACAAGCGAACTTTCTGCAAGAGTACACGCTTCTTATAAATTTGCTTTTAATAAAGGAATGCGATTCGATTTAATGGATTATAAGCTATATGAATTTTTATCTAAGCATATAGAATTTAAACACACTTATCAATGGTTGCAAAGTATAGATATTGAATATAAGAATAAGTTTGCAAGCGTCTTTAACCTTTGGGAAGGTAAAAAATACAAAAGCAATATTCTGAAATATAAAAAGGATTATGGTGGACACCACCCAACTCAAAAACCTGTTTTATTGCTTGAAGATTTAATAAAGACCTTTAGCAATAAAAATGATTTAGTAGTTGATTTGACTATGGGAAGCGGAAGCACAGGAGTAGCAGCAATGAATACAAACCGCAATTTTATAGGTATTGAAAAAGACGACAAATATTTTAATATAGCAGTAAACAGAATTAAAGGGACTGAACCAAACCACAACAACTTTGAAAAAGTTGAGGCGTGGGGGCTTTTTTCTTTTACGGATGATACGCAGAAAGCTGATTAAAAGCACGAATGTAGCACTTGCAGCTAACGGTTTGTATATACGCCTGTGCTTGTATGGCGTATATACATTGTTAGCTGACGAAGTGAACTGTTATTATTAAAAGAAAAAAAGCGATGGCAAATTATTTTTGCAAAAAATAAAACTTTATAAATTATGAGTAAGATAGAAATAACAAACGAAGATAATATGAAACTAATGGCAAGGTATGAAGATAATTACTTTGACCTTGCTATTGTAGACCCACCTTATGGTATTGATGCTGGTTTTGGCAGTGGAAAAAATATGCGCAAAAGAATAAAAGACGGAAAAATGAAAGGCTCTGATTGGGATAGTGAAACACCTAAAAAAGAATATTGGGATGAATTATTTAGAGTTAGTAAAAACCAAATTGTTTGGGGAGGAAATTATATGACTTCTTTTTTAAAAGAAAGTAAAGGATGGATATTTTGGGATAAAATACAAACATCTGATAATCATTCTGATGGCGAATTAGCTTGGACTTCTTTTCAAAAAAGATTGAGAATGTTTAAATATTGTTGGGCTGGAAATATATATGGATTTCAGGGAAGTATTGAGGGTGCGGGTAAAAAATCTATTAGAATACACCCAACTGAAAAACCAGTAAAATTATACGAATGGCTTTTAGATGAATATGCAGAAAAAGGCAATAAAATAATTGATACTCATTTAGGAAGTGGAAGCATTGCGATTGCCTGCCATAATAGAGGTTTTGATTTAGTTGCTTGCGAATTAGACGAAGACTATTGTAAACAAGCCTTAAAACGGCTTAAAACGCACCAACAACAACTGACAATGTTTTAGAGTATGAGTGGGTGGCAAAAAAAATATTGTACATAACGAGGATATATAAACCTTACGGATAAAAGCATGGAATACGTTAAAAGCATTTTACAAAGGGCCTGGAATATAAACGCGGACGATATGGAGTATATGAAGGTCGGATCTCCTGAACTCGAGGAGGCTTTTAAAAAGCAAAAGGAGATCGAGGACGCGATCGAAAAACTTAACTCGAAAGGATTACCCGAACATATTAACCAGGCCCTAAACGAGGGCGACGGAACTTATCGTCCTTAAATGAAAGAAAAGGGATCCGAGCGGGTCCCTTTTTATTTACCTGGTCCTCGACGAAAACGGATTTCCCCTTTCTCCTCCTCGAGGACCTTTTTACGATAACTGGGAGGCGTATTGACATGAACAGCCTTAAAAAGTTTCACAGCGGCCCGATAAGTACGTACCGATATCCCTCCATTTACTGAAAGCGTCTCGAGATATTCGTCGATTTGCTCCTGAGACATACTTTCCAGGGCCATTTTTAAGAGATCTGCCATTAACGCCTCCTCTCCCCTTTCCAAATGAGAAAGGCCGTATATAAGCCTAAAAAGAGGTTATTTTCCTTTATCATTTTTAACTGATCGTTTGCGGCCTTATAAGCCTCCTCCAGAAAAGCGAGATTTTGGTTTACCTGGAGGAGATTGTCGTTCGATTCGCTTAACGCCTTGCGGAGGTTGCGGATCTCGATTAATAGGGCCTTTTTCGGTACGACCTCTCGGGTTTTGTTGCTCATGGTTTGCGTTTATGAATGTTCTTTAATCCGTAATTGTATATCGCGCCCTTTTTCCCCTTGCGGCCCTTTGTTGCGGTCTCTCGAGAGTGACAAGTCTTACAAAGGGATTCCAGGTTATCGTATTCCAGGGCAAGGTCGGGGCGAATATCGACCTCATGGATATGGTGAACGTCGATAGCAGGGACGACGATATTACGCTCCTGGCAACGTTCGCAAAAGGGATCCTCCGCGAGTTTAAGGGACCTTAACCGTCTCCAGGCGGGAGAGGTATAAAAGGAGTTCATAGTCGCGTAATGGAAAGGACCCTTTTTCGGGGGATCCTGGATCCAAAATAGTTTAACTTTTTCGCTCACCTTTTTACAGTATAAGGAGTTTTACATTTAAAGCAGTCCTTTCCGAAATGGAGATCCCTTTCCTCGATAGGATCGAAGTAAGTACCCTCGTTCGGGTTGAACTCAATACCGACCATATCGCAATCGGGATTGTTACATTCGATTAACTTACGCTTGTCCTGGTTCATCCTGTTCAATAATTTTGGTTATCTTCTTTTTAAAGTCTCTCCGCCTGTTCGACGATACCAAGTAATTAACCGTCGCGTTACGGATCTTTATATATAGATAGTTCTTAATCGATCGGATCCCGTTACCCTGGTTCTCAAAGCCTGGTATAACCTTTAAGTATAATTCCTGTTTAAGATCCTTTAAGAACTCCTCGTCCTCCCGATGGATCCTTAAGGTTAAAAAGACGCCGTTTATCATATCCTCGATAAAGGGTTGTATGTCGTCTCGGAATACTCGGGAACGTTCGGGATCCGTCTCCTCGAGGCTTTTATATAGGCTTATCCCCTCAATTAACCTTTGTTGATCCATAAGCAGTATATAATAAATAGAACGAACTGTATACAGTAATACAATAGTATAAAGACAAACCGCGCGAGATCTTTAGTCCTCTCCTCCTCGTTATCGTAACGATTCAGGGTAAAAGGTTTATCTAATATCTTACACATAACCCGCGGCGTTTGTATATAGCAAATGTAATGCGATGTATACAGTAATCCGATACAGGTTATTAACAGGCCCGAGAGCCTAATACAAAACAAAAAAGCGCGGCAACCCGCGTACCGCGCGGCCACTGGAGGTTTTCAACAAAAAAAAAGTTCGTCCAAAGGACGGTAAGTACTGTACTGTCTTTTAGTAAGTGTACGTACGCAAAAAAAAAGAAAGGGAAAAGGAGAAAAAGGAAAACAACTCTCTCTCACAACAACGGGGCAACAGGTCGAGACTTGTTCGGAGATAACCCCTCTCGGGTTATCCTGAACAACAAGACCGCAAGGCCCCGACGTACTGAAAAAAATTTTGCCGAAAGTTTTTCCGAATCGACCAGGTGGTAACCTGTTTCGGGCGTCGATTGTCTTTAATGGGTACGAAAGGTACAGGTAAGGTACAGTTTGTAACGTTTTAAGGAAGGGGGGGGTATTTTTGCACAAGGGGACCCCCTACAAAC